CGCCGCCGCTTCCGAAAGCGTCTTTTTCGATTGCAGGACGCCCGACGGCCGCGAGCCGTTTTTCATCAGGCCGGCGGTCTGCTGCTCGAGCCCCATCGCGACGCCGATCGCGTCGCGCGCCATGCCGATCGTCGAAAACGCCACGAGCGAATTGAAGGTCAGCCCGCGCAGATGGAAGATATCCTCGGCGGCGATCGACGACGGGAATCCCCGCAGCATGGCGATCTGCCACAGGCCGATGCGGTTGACGTTGTAGAAAATCTGCCCGTCGAACGATTCCAGCACCAGCACGGCGTCGGGGTTGATTGGGATCATGTCCCTGAGCTTGCCGCGGCCATCCCGGCGAATCGCGGCGTAGGCGTTGCCGCGCAGCAGGTGCGCGGCGCTCATCTGCTCCGAGAACTCGAACCACGTCTGGTATGGGTTCGGACTGCGAAAGAACTTGGCGACCGGATGATCGTCGACCTTGACCTTCTTTCCCGTCGCGTCGCGGCGAAAAAGCCGCGGCGTGCAGCGGGCGATGTCCTGGCTACGAATGGTCACGCAGGCGTAGACGGCCGAGACCGCCATCGCTGTGCCTTGACTGATCAGCAGGCCGCTGGCCGACGGCGTCGCGCCGAGCGTCGGCAGATAGCCCATCGTCTGCAGCGCCGCGGCGCCAGCGTTCTTGCCAATCAGCGCGCGACCGGCGTCGCGGATGCGCGAGGCGATTCCCATCAGACGACCAGGAACCCGCCGGGCCGCGACCGCTCGGAATTGTAGATCGACGGCCCCTGCAGCGGCTCCGGATCGCGCGCCATCAGCGCCGCGGCGTCGAACAGCGCCATCAACGGGTCGATCTTCGCCGCGCCAGACAGCGCCTTGGTAATCATCACGTAGTTCGCCTTCATTTCGATCTTGGCGTTGCCGACCGCCCAATCCATGAGCTGCTGGTCAGCGTGAAGCATCGTCCCGTCGTCGAGCTTGCGCTCGACCGTCTTGATCGCCCCCATCAGCATGAAGCCCTGGGGAACGGCGACGATCCGGTCCGGCGACCCTTCCTCGTTGGCAATCCCCTCGAGCGCCAGCGCGTCGACCAGGCCGCCGATCCCCGCCTTGTCGAGACCGATCTCGGCCAAGATGCCGGCCGCCTCGACTTGCTTGATCACCGCGACGATGCCGGCGAGGTCGGCGGGCGGTGGCGGCAATTCGTTTTGCCCGGTTCGATCGCGGCGCGGCGCTCGCGGCGCTGGCCCTTCGGCCTCGAGCCGCGAGGCGATCAGATCCGGCGCTATCGGGCCTTCGGAATCGACGACGACCAGTTCTCCGGCTTTCGCAAGGTCGATGTACGCCGCGGCGTTGCCCTTGCGGCGCTGCAGCGCGACGATGTTGCACCACGCCTTGCACCACGACAGCCACCGGCGCGTCCCTTTCTCGCGCCCGATCACCGCGACGCCGAATAGATCGTCAAGTCCCCCGCCGTCCGCGCCGACGCAAGCGACCTCACAACGATCGAGCAGTTCATCGAGATCGAGGTTGAATTCGACCGCCGCCGGCCAGACCTGAGCCCCAGCCCAATTATCGTTGGCGTTGAGGCCGCCCATCTGCAGGTTGAGATACTGCGTCGCCCACAGCTTGAGCTTATCCTCGCCAGCGACCAGCTCGTCGGCCATCAGTTCCACCAAGCCGGAAACCGTGACCGACCGCCCGAGATTCGGCAACACCAGCGGCCAGACCTGCGGATCGCGCCAAGCGTCGCGCGACTCGGCGATCTCGGCTGGAAATTCGTAAAGGATCGGCAGCGTCGGCGAGCGCGAGAGACCATCGCGAACCGCCCGCGCCTTGGCGAGTTCCGTCTTGAAGATCCCGGTCGGCGCGGTTTCCGACTGGGTCGAGATGATGACGCCGAAGGTCTCCGGAATGGCGACGCGACCGCCGCGCAACTGGCGCAGCGCGGAATCGGCTTTCGACATTTTTGCCGCTTCGTGCAGCTCGTCGAGCAGCCAGCCCGCCGAAAGCAACCCGGTCACCACCCGCGGGTCGAAGCTCATGACCTCAAGCGTCGAACCCGAGGCGCGGTGAGTGATCGTCTTGATGTGGTCTTGCACCCGCAGGCGACGCGCGAGGTCGACGTTGAGCCGGACCATTCCAGCGACCTGGCTGAAGGCGATGTCGGTGATGTCCTGGGTCGGCGCCAGCAGGTGGAAGTTCGCGTTCGGCCGCTCGTTCATCAGCAGCGCCACCAGCATCAGCGCCGCGCCGTAAGTGGTTTTCGAATTTTTCTTCGGCACCAGGGCGAAGACTTCACGAATCATCCGCACCTGGCGCTCGGGAAACCACGAGCCGTAAATCGCGCGGATGATCTCGCGGAACCACTCGCCGCAGGCGTCGGCCAGACGCGGCGTGCCGGGAACGTCCGGCAGTTGAAGCTTGTCGAAGATCGCGACCGCGCGATCGGCTCTCGCCTGGTTGAGCGGCAACTCCGGGACGAGCGGGCGCCCTTCCCGCAGCCGATCCTCCCAATCGGGGCAGGCGAGCGACCAAGCCTCGACGTCGGGAGGGACAAACGTCAATTCGGCAGCAACCCCTCAAACTCGTCGGCCGGCTTCGTCGGCCCAACCGGCTCCGGCGGCCGAAGGTCAAGCTCGCCCTGCTCCGGGCTAAGCGGCGCGTGAGCGCCGAACGGGCTGAAGCGCGACGCGGTGAACGGAGTTGCGCGAGCCGCCAGTCGGCCCGCCGCTTCGACGTCGCCGCGGGCGTAGAGTTCTCGAGCGGAGACCATCAGCAATTGAAGCGCGTCGAGGTTCTTAGCGCGCTTGAGCCGGCTGGAGTCGATCCGCGCGCGCGCGGTAGGTTTGGATTTGTTGCGGGCGCCGGGTGGACGCCCAGCGCCAGGCCGAAAACCGCCGCGAGGCATCACACGACCCGTCGTTTGATATCGTAAAAACTCGCGGTTATCATAAAAAATCCCGCCGTTTTTGTGGTCGCGGTTGCAAGCCTCGCGGCCGGCGCGGACCAAACCCCCTACCCCCTGGCCAATCTTCGGGTCCTTTGGGCCGCCGTCTTGGCTGTGTGATGCGTGCCGCAAAGGCATTGACCGTTGGCGGGATCAAGCCGAGCGCCGCCGTCCTGGATCTCGACGATGTGGTCGGCGAAAAGCCGGACGCCAGTGCGCCCGCACCCCTGCGCCTCGCATCTCCACCCGGCGCGGTGCTTCACTTCCGCCGCCCAAGCCCGATATTCCGGGGAGTTGTAGAACGGATCGACGAGCTTCGTCTCGGGCTTCGCCCAGCCTATGTGCGCCAGCGGCAGCTTGGAGACGATCTCGCGCAGGGCCAACGGGACGCTCTCAATGCCGAGGGATTGTCGCTCTAAACAATGCGGCGGCAGAGTGGGGTTGCAAATATGCAACACCCCCTCCGCAGATCGCGCTCAGTAGGGAGCGACTCGCGTTGGCTGATTCGTATAAATCAAACGAGGTTGATTTGGCAAGCGTCGAGCGTGACCGGCGTGCCGCGCCCGAACAGGTTTAGGTCGACGGTGACCCTCATTTCAGCCGGCAAGGACTCGACGATCCCTCGCATGTCGACGAACGGACCTTCGGTCACCAGCACCTGCGCGCCCGGCCGAAGGTGCGTCTGAGCGGCCCAGTCGTCCCACCACTGGCCGGCGACCTCGAGCTTGTTGATCTCGGCGATTATGCGCGGAGCGATGAACGTCGGACCGCTGACGTCGCTGATCACGGTTCCGACCCGCTCGCCCCAGTGGTCGAAGATGTCGCGCCCGATCTCATGGCCTGGAATACAGCCGACGAACAAATAAGGGGAAAACACGGCGAACTGGCGCATGCGGCGCTGGCGCCGCGACGATCCCTTGACCCGCGCGCGCAGCGCCAGCTTGCGGCCGAGCGGGCAATATGGGCGGAACCCTTCGTCGGCGAGGTCGCGCGCGATGCGCCGTTCGGTTCCCGGCGTCACGCGGGCGACCGCCCACCGCAGCCCGTCGACCTCGATTCGCTTGGGTTCGATCACGTCGTCGACCGGCGGCGGCGGAAGCGGGCGCGGCGGTCGTTGCGTGATGACGGTTCGATCTTCGCCGCCGAGTGCCGAAGCCGCAAGCATCCCTAGATATTCGTCCAGCCTTTCGAATTCCAGCCGTTCACGCGGTTTGATTTCCGTGACCCTGAACGTTCCGCCGTTTGGACCGCTGCGCGTCGCCATCCCGAAGCCCCTTCCCGTCGCCAAACGCGTCGAACGCCCGCTCACTCAAGCGAAGGTTCGTCGTCGGGCGGTCCGGTCGCCGCCTCGTCCGGCGGATCAAGTTGCGGCGGAAAGAGGGTCGGGCGCAAGCCGATTTCGCAGCCATATTCCTTGGAGAACGTCCAAAAGCCGCGCTTTCCCGTGTCGCGTTCATAGGCGTCCCAGGCTTGGCCCGCAGGCGTCGGTCGCCTCACCGGCACGCGCGCCGCTTCCGGGCCTGCAGCGTCGCCACGCGCCTTGCGCAGCTCGGCCAGCCGCTCGAAATCACGATCGGCAAGCCAGCGCCAGGCTTCCTTCGGGAACGTCTTCTTTGCCGTCTTGACCTCGGCGGCGTAGTGACCGGCTTCGCGGATGGCGACCTCGCGGTCGGTCAGGCTCAACCGGCCAATTTCCTGCTCGCCGCGGGCGAGATCCATAGCGCCGACGTTCGGATAGACCGCTGCGAACCGAGTCCAGTCGTCGCGAAGCCTTTTCTGAAATTCTTCAATTCTCTCTTTCTCGCCTTCGCTCGCGCGCGCTCGCGCGCTTGAAAGAGATTCTTCTTCTAGATTCGTAGTATATGGAGTCGTGTCGCCATTGGCACGACCTGATGCGCTATTTGGCACGACCTCATACGCTGTTTGGCGTGACCTAGGTCGCGCCAAATTGGCACGACCTTCCCCACTCTCGGTTTCGTCTTTCGGATCGTCCGAAACCGGCGATTCGTCACTATCACTTGTAGTCATAGCGGCCCGTTCGCCGACTGTGGCTTCGTCGAGCATGCAATCGAACTTCAAACGAACGATGACGCGGCGGCCGCCGCTGCCATCATAAGCGTCGGCGCGCTCGATCGCCCCGGCCGCCTCAAGTTCGGCCAGCAGCCGCGAGACGGTGCGGCGCGATTGTCGCGTCACGTCGGCCAGCCGCGGGATCGACAAGTCGACAACCGTGCCGAGGTCGGAGGCGTTGAGCCCCAGCTCGAGCAGCAACAATTGGCCGCCTGGCGTGCTCGCCCGCTGCTCGCGCGCCCATTTCATTCCGTCGCCGCTCATGCCGTACACCGTTCAACCGGCTCGCAAGCCGGCGTCCCTCGCGCTTCCAGGCGCACGCCATTACGCCAGAACTCGACCCAAGGAACGACTGACGATCCGGCGTCATGCCGGGTGACGCGAACAAGGCCGCAGGACCGACACTCGCGTTCGGTCTT